AGTTCGATTTCTGCTGTTGGATTGACAGCACCATCACAAGTGTATCCACCGCCCTCGGCTGCAAAGCCGGTGCGAGTGTAACGTTGTTGATGTTGTGAAACCGAACCCGTAGCCATAATCTCACTCGATTGAGTCTGGGCGGATGGCAAAATCGCTCCAGATTGTCGGATTACACCAGCAGATGCTGACGCATCACGTGTAACCACTTGGTATTTTCTACGAATACCACCACGCCAACCGGCATATGCTGGTAAAATATAATTAAAATAAGTCATAAACTTATAATTATATGGATCTCCATTAACATCATATGTATTGGAGTTAGCAGCATATCCTCTTTGTTGTGGGAAATTCATCAAGTGCCACCTAGTATAAGTAAGTGTAGTTTGTTGACCAGTAATAGGAATTGATTCATGCCAATTATAGCGTTTCATCAATTGCCTTAATGAAGCAATACGTTCACCCATAAAAACATACAAGGTATTATCTGTCTCTAAAATCCTGTCTCCACCGACAGCATTAAGAGTGTCAACTACCTCTGGGGAATTTACTAATGCATCTGAAGCACCATTATCTGTTACTTCATTACAATCAACATCCTCTTCAACACCTGATTGAGGTTTGATTCTCTGACCACGATTATTAGTGGCGAGAGGAGTGTTGTAAGCATAACTACGAATGTAGTTACTAGATGGTCCGGCTAATTCAAAGTCATCACCAGCTCTAACAAAAACATTAATTTGAATAGGTGCATCAACAGCACTATTCGGTGTAGTTAATCTGTTTAGAACTGATACTTGAAACATACCATTGCTCTCGTTAATACGAGGCAATAGTGAATTAGTATCGGAATAAAAGCTGGAAAAAGAAGCATTAAATAATTGCGGAACCTCTTTCCAACCCTCATCTTGACTCCATCTAAAAGTCATCTCAAAATCACGATCTTCAGCTAAATCAACGATACGGTTATACGCTACATTATAACTCTCAGTTGAAAACACATTAGTCGTGGTAGGATCATATGTAAGTCGTAAGCGACCTTTATGAAACTGAGACGCAACAATCTGAAATCGCACGGTAATAGAACCGCGCCAATAACGAAATAATTGCGAGATGTGGGTCATAGGTGTGAAAGAAGCTTTGCCAGTAGCTGTGCCCCAAGCTCCAACGCTATAAAAATAAGCTGGAGATAGGTGCATATTATAAAGCAAATCTTCTTCCTGAGCATCTTCATCCCACACGAATGTGGTTAGAAGAGACTCCTTTTGTAACACATGAGAGAGAGCCATCTGATCTGTACCATCTAAACCGACAGTTGTAGGATCAATAGAAAGCTCTTGCTTAGAATCGAGCGATAATTTCGCAACAAC